TATGAAAACATATGCTGCTATGGACGCAGTAGTAACTCTATTAGTATTTGAAAAGCTTTATCCTGCTGTTAAGAAAAATCCTAAGCTGTGGTCTGTATATGAGAATATACTTATACCTGGCTGTAGATTTCTAACAGACATTCAAGACATAGGAGTACCTTTTGACAAAGATAGATTAGCAAAAGGTACTGTGCTAATGCAAAATGACATTGATTCTGCAGTAGCAGAACTATATGAATTTGATGAAGTTGCAAGATTTGAACAAGTAAAACAAAAAGAGTTTAATCCTAATAGTACAGTTCAATTACGAGAGCTACTATTTGATTTTGTAGGACTAAAACCTACAGGCAAGAAAACAGGAACAGGAGCGCACTCAACAGATGCAGAAGTCTTAGGACAACTTGCAGAAGTTCATGCAATACCTAAACATATTCTTGATATTAGAAAGAAATCAAAGATTAAAAATACTTATTTAGATAAAATCTATCCTCAATTAGATAGAGATGATAGACTTCGTACAGGATTCAATCTACACAGTACAACTTCTGGAAGATTATCTTCTAGTGGTAAAATGAATATGCAACAGATACCTCGTGATAACCCTATAGTTAAGGGTTGCATTAAAGCTAAGCCTGGCAACAAAATTGTTGCGATGGATTTAACTACTGCAGAGGTGTATGTTGCAGCTGTTCTTGCACAAGATAAAAACTTACAGAAAGTCTTCCAAGATGGAGGCAACTTTCACAGTAGTATTGCTAAGTTAGTTTTTGGACTACCTGGCGAAGTAGAAGATATAGCAACAAACTATTCCACAGAAAGACAGGCTGCTAAAGCTGTGACTTTTGGAATTATGTATGGTGCTGGCGCTAATAAAATATCTCAGCAAGTAACACAGGACTCAGGAAAATACTTTAGTGTTAATGAGGCGCAGGAAGTAATTGATGATTATTTTAGACAGTTCTTTAAATTAAGAGCATGGATTGACCAATCATCTAAGTTTATTAGAGATAATGGATTTATATATTCATTCTTTGGTAGAAAGAGAAGATTACCCAATGTTCGCTCTGATAATAAAGGAATCGCTAGTCATGAAACTAGGTCTGGTATGAACTTTTTAGTTCAATCAGTAGCTTCGGATATTAATTTATTAGGAGCAATTGATACTCATAATCAGTTAAAGAACATGCCTTGGGGCTCAGAAGCAAACATATTTGCTTTAGTACATGACTCAATACTTGCAGAAGTATCAGAAACAGCAGTAGATTCTTATTGTTATTTACTTAGAGAATGTGTGCAAATGGATAGAGGATTATCTATACCAGGCACTCCTGTAGGCTGTGACTTTGACATAGGAGATGATTACTCCTTTGGAAAGTTTGAAAAGATGTATGATTTATGATAGACTAAAATTTCCTGTCTTTCCAGTACATACAGATGAAGTGTTATTAGCAGATGGTATCTTATGGATAGAAAATCAAGTTCTTGATGATACTAACATGAAAGGCAAAACTTTGGGAATGAGACGAATTCAAAGCCCAATGAATAGTATATATCCTATAAAATATATGCTGAAAGATATACCTTCATATTTAAAACATCAAGGTAAGTATTATATAGACAATTCAGGATACTTTTTTAGAAAAGAAAAAAGACATAATATTCCATTAAAGTATCACAAGATTTTAAGAGTAGATAAAAAAGTTATAGCCACCGTGCTATGGATAAAAGATTGCCCTTTCCCTTTTACTCTTGAAAGACCTCTGCCCGAGTCATGTACTTGGGCAGGGATTTTATACAGGGAAGGCATACCGTGGCTACTTTATGAAGTATCTGAAACCAAACAAAAAGACACATGGAGAAAAGTGTGAAGTTTAAATCACATCATTACAGACCTCTAATTCCAGAGGTAACAATTAAAGAATCAGAGATTAATGGTCTAGGATTGTTTGCGACTGAGGATTTGAAAGCAGGAGTATTTATTGGAGAAACACATATATTCGAGGATAAAAGATGGGATTGGATTAGAACCCCTTTAGGTGGTTTTATAAACCATTCCGATATCCCTAATTGTTTTATTAATACTAATATCCACTATCATAAAGGACAGCAACGAGAATTATATACAGTCAGGCCTATTCACACTGGAGAGGAATTAACAGTATTCTACACAGTAGGGTACGATGATATTTTACAGTGAAAGCAGTAATAAGCGATAGGATTTACTTAGAGGTACTTCCACATACCCAAAAGAAGATAGATGATGAACTTACATACGCTATCCCCTCTTTTAAATATGGTGACCCGCCTATTATAATTAAGAATATGGCTCTTATAAAACAAGGGTTGATAGCTATACCTGTTGGAAGAATGGATTTAATCCCAGACGACCACGAAGTAGTTGACAAACGAACTAATATTTCCGTAGAATTTCCTTCGTTCAAGTTTACTTTACGACCTTCTCAACAGTCTGTATATGACGATATTGAAGATAGTAGTATAATTAATGCTTGGGTAAGTTGGGGAAAGACATTTACGGCTTTGGCAATAGCTGCTAAGCTTGGTCAAAAAACATTAGTAGTAACCCATACTTTATCTCTAAGAAAGCAGTGGGAAACTGAATGTAAAAAAGTATTTGGGTTTACACCTGGCATTATTGGTAGTGGTAAATTCGAAATTGATAAGCCTGTAACGATTGGCAATATTCAAAGTTTATATAGAAGAATTCCACAAATAAGACAAGAGTTTGGAACTATTATTCTAGATGAAATGCATCATGTTAGTAGTCCAACTTTTTCAAGAATTATAGATAAAAACTGTGCTAGATATAAGATTGGTCTTACTGGCACATTACAGAGAAAAGATGGTAGGCATGTAGTCTTTAGAGATTATTTTGGAGACAATGTTTACAAACCCCCAAAGGAAAACTTTATGATGCCAAAAATTGACATCTTAAAACTTCCAATAAGGTTCATGGACGGAAACTCTATCCCTTGGGCTAATAGAGTGAATGAGTTGGCTTACGACTCAGAGTATCAAAATTCTATAGCCATGACTGCTAGCGCATACGCTGCGCGAGGTCATAAAGTATTAGTAGTATCTGATAGAGTAGATTTCCTAAAAAGCTGTGCCAATCTCACTGGTGATAGTGCAGTTTGTGTAACGGGAGCAATCCCACACGAAGAAAGACCAGATATAATTAAACAGATTTTTGAAGATAAGAATATACTGTATGGGACACAAAGTATTTTCTCAGAGGGTATTTCTTTAGATATTCTTAGCTGTTTAATTCTTGGTACACCAGTAAATAACGAGCCGTTACTTACACAGCTCATAGGAAGAATAATTCGTAGATATGAGGGAAAACAACAACCTACAGTTGTTGATATAAATTTAATCGGAAATACTGCAAGGAGACAGGCTAGTCAACGACTAGGATATTATATCAAACAAGGATATGATATATCAACCTTGTAAAGACCTCCGAAAAATATTACTTGACACGGATTCTAATTTTTGGTATAATATAATGATAAAATATAATTGGGATAAAATAATGAAAGTAACGAAAGGCGATGCCATTCAAATACTCGCAATTATTCATGTTCTGACTTACAAGCGTATAGCAATTAATCGTAAAGACCCAGCTTATAAATATAGGGCGGGTGATTTTGTCGGTGGTAGTTTTTTACTCAATCCTGAAAAATTAATAGCTAATCACAAAAAGTATTACCCAGAGGAGTGTGCAACTTATTTAATGGTTGCCTCTTTTAGAAATTATTTTACATACAAGGAAAGTGGAGATGCAAGATTATATATGTTGTATAACCCATTAATAAAACAAATAACAAACGACAATCGATTACTTCAAATCGAAGATGATTATGTTTATTTTCGATATGAAGAAAATCAAAAAGGAAAAACAATAAAATGGCAATAAAATTTAATCAAGCGCAAGGTAGCGCAAAAAAAGAAAAGATCGACCAGTACCAATACAAAGAAGGAGATAATGTTCTTCGTATAGTAGGCGATCTACTACCTAGATATGTTTACTGGATCAAAGGCGAAAATGGCAAAAATATTCCTATGGAATGTCTTGCTTTCGATAGAGAAACAGAAACATTTAACAACAAAGAAAAAGATCACGTTCGTGATTTCTTTCCAGACCTTAAATGCGGCTGGGCATATGCTTGTCAATGCATAGACCCTGGCGATGGAAATGTGAAAGTAGTTAATCTTAAAAAGAAACTAATGGAACAAATCATGGTTGCAGCAGAAGATCTTGGAGATCCTACTGATGTAGAAAATGGTTGGGACATACATTTTCAAAGAGTTAAGACTGGACCAATGGCTTTTAACGTAGAGTATAGACTACAAGCACTAAAATGCAAAGTGCGTCCTCTAAACGAAGCCGAAACAACAGCGATAGCTGAACTACGTTCAATGGACGATGTTCTGCCTAGACCTACACCTGATGCTCAACTAGAACTATTACAAAGAGTTACTCAACCATCTGAGGGCGCTGAAGCTCCTTCTGATGTAGACTCTGAGTTCTCAATTTCTTAAGGAGAGGCAAATGTTAGGAGTAGGAGACTTATTCCCTAGCTTTTGTTTGCAGGGAGTTAATCAAAGCAACGAATTTGTTAATGTAGAAGTAAATGAAGGATACACACCCTTGAAAAAGGATTGGTCTGTAATTTATTTCTATCCAAAAGACTTTACTTTTATCTGTCCCACAGAAATTAGGGGAATGGATATACTAGTAGACCATGCAAATGTTGTTGGTATCAGTGGCGATAACGAATTTTGTAAGTTAGCATGGAAACAAGAGAATGAACTAATAGGTAATATTAATCATACACTTGCGGCTGACTGTGGACTTTCATTATCAAACGAACTAGGTATCGTAAACAAAGAAGAAGGTGTTTGTTATCGTGCGACATTTATCTTCGATAAAAACAGAGTCATTCAGCATGTATCAGTTAATACACTAGATACAGGTAGAAATGAACACGAAGTTTTAAGAACACTCGAAGCTTTACAAGCGGGTGGACTTACAGGGTGTAATTGGGCGCCAGGAGACGACTTCGTAGCATGATTTTATTTACAGCGGACTGGCACTTAAAGCTAGGGCAAAAGAATGTCCCTATGGCCTGGGCCTGTGCACGATATGATTTATTCTTTGAAACTATTTATAAGTTAGAAGAAGATGTTGATATGCACATTATAGGCGGAGACCTTTTTGACAGAGTACCTTCAATGGACGAACTTACACTATACTTTGATTTTATTAAAGATGTGAAAGTTCCTACTATCATTTATGATGGAAACCATGAAGCTACTAAGAAAAATAAGACTTTCTTCTCTAACTTAAAAAGAGCCACGTCTGATGTAAACCCTCTTGTTGAGATTATAGATGAAACTAAAGAGTATGAATGGGGAACTATTCTACCTTATGCTGATTTGCATAAGAAAGGCTTTATAGAGAAGTGTAATTTTGACAAACCTTTGTACACTCATGTTAGGGGTGAAATACCTCCTCATGTTACACCTGAGGTAGACCTGGAGAGATTTAATGATTTTCCTGTCGTGTATGCAGGTGACCTACATAGTCACACAAATACACAAAGAAACATTATCTATCCAGGCTCTCCCATGACCACATCTTTTCATAGAGATATAGTTAAGACAGGTTATCTTATAATTGATAACTTGAACGACTGGACATGGCATGAATTTGATCTACCACAGTTAATTAGAAAAACAGTAAGTGATCCAGAGGACATGATACAAACAGACTTTCATCATACAATTTACGAGATTGAAGGAGATGTTGCTGACTTAGCTTCAATAAAAAACTCCGATTTGCTGGATAAGAAAGTAGTAAAACGAAGTACAGAAGCTACGCTTAATCTTAAAGACTTAACAATCGAAGAAGAACTAGCAGAATATCTAAGTGCAATACTTGATTTGAATGATGAAAAAATTCAACAAATAATGGGAGTGTTTAATGATTATTCTAAAAACGCTACGCTGGGATAACTGTTTTAGTTATGGTAAAGGAAACATTCTTGATCTTAACTCTAGCAATCTCACTCAACTTGTCGGCACCAACGGAATGGGTAAGTCTTCCATTCCACTTATTATCGAGGAAGTATTATTTAACAAGAACTCGAAAGGCATTAAAAAACAAGAAATCCAAAACAGATTCGTAAATGATGGCTATGCTATCAATCTTATTTTTGAAGTCAATGATAATGAGTACGAAATAGATGTAACTCGTAAGGCAAGTATAAAGTGTAAACTCTATGAAAATGGAGAAGATATATCATCTCACACAGCGACAAATACATATAAAACTGTGCAAGAACTATTGGGGCTTGACTTCAAGACCTTTACACAGCTGGTTTATCAAAATACTAATACATCATTACAGTTTTTAACTGCGACAGATACAAACAGAAAAAAGTTTCTAATTGATCTTTTAAAGTTAACTGAATATGTAGAGTTCTTTGAAATTTTCAAGGAAGCTTCGAGAGAGATTTCTCTAGAAGTAAATAGCCTTGAGAGTAAATCTGATACAATAGTAAAATGGTTAAATGAAAATAAATTGGAGAGTATAGACATACTACCGATATTAAATTTACCAAAATCGTCAGAGAAAGACGAACAACAATTACAGCAGTTACGCAACGATTTTGAAAAAATCTCCGAAAATAACAAAAAAATTATAGACAATAATTTTAATAAGGAGCAGTTGCAACAGCTTGAAACAGACGAGAAACGGCTCTTTAAAGGCGAGAAGATTGACCTTGACGCTATGTTGCAGAAACAAGGCACTATTCGTGCCGAATTGTCTGCAGCTCAAGCGCATTTGGACAAAATCTCAGAGCTTGAAGGCGTCTGCCCTACCTGTGAACAGGAGATAGATTGGGATAAGATGGAAGAACTTCGAATGGGTTATGTAAAAACAATAACTCATGGACTTGATGAAGAAGAAGATATCGAAGAATACCTTGAAAGAGGCAGAGAAAATAATCTTCGAGTTGGAAGGAGAGATGCATTACAGAGCGACTTTGAAAGTCTTATTCGAAATGTGGACAACTCTCTTCCAACAGAGATTTTCGACGGTGAGGAACTATCTTCCCGAATTGACGAAATTTCTTCACGCATCTCCAATGTAAGAACAGAGATAGAAAAAATTGCGGAGAGCAATATGCAAGCCGAAAGACATAATACGAGGCTTGATATTATTACCGAACAGACAGAGAACTTCGAGAGAGAACTTGAAGAAATTGTCGAGGCGTTGGGTAAAGTAGAAGAACGAGCTACTCATCTTGAGATACTCAAAAAAGCTTTTAGTACGAATGGACTACTTGCTTATAAAATTGAAAATCTAGTAAAAGACTTAGAACAATTAACAAATGAATACCTTGCTGAGCTTTCAGCAGGACGGTTTAGTTTGGAATTTGTAGTAACAAATGACAGACTGAATGTAGAAATAACGGATAACGCAAAGATAGTAGATATTCTAGCTTTATCCTCAGGAGAACTAGCAAGGGTTAACACAGCC